CCAACAAATCTTAAACCAAATTCCATTACTAAACCTGACAAAATCATTCCAATTAAACCAAGGAACATCACTTCTCCAAAACTTCTCATACGCTAAGGTGATTAAAAAATATGACAAGTACCCACCACACATACCAACAAATATTATACTACATACATTTACAATTACTTTAATTAAATCCATACCTTCTCACTCCTATCTAAATTTGAATGGGATTTTATACCAAGGACTTGAACTTGTCAAGTCTCTAATAAAGAGACGAGATCCGAAAGAACACTAACATAATATATATACAAATTTTGACTTGGAATCTGAACAAATAAAGATATATAACCTACAAAGATAGGAGGTCAATAACCCACGACTAAAGTCGTGGGCTTGTGAAGAAAACTGAAGGTGGCGCTTCAAATAACTCACAAGGGTAAGAAGAGACTAGATTCGCTGAGTGGAACAACACACGTTTGAAGGCAATTATACGCAGATGGAAAGCCAACCAGTGACAGAAAGACGTATTACGGATACCTCCCTAGTCTGTATTCAACGTCGCGTATAATATCGAAGGGAATTCAATACTAGAGGTGCAGTTACTGCTGCACACTCCGAAAGGAGAAAGATGTTTATGGTTCCAGTTTTAGATAAGAACTTAATTCCATTGATGCCGTGTAAAGAACGTAGAGCACGTACCATGATGAAAAAAGGTAGAGCTAAACCGTATTGGAGAGATGGTATCTTTTGTATTATACTACAAAACGAACCATCTGCTAGAAACTACAGCGATGTAGTTGTTGGAATCGATCCTGGTTCTAAACGTGAAGGAATTACAGTTGCAACGGAACAACGAGTAGTTCTCAATATTACGTCTGAAGCGATTACTCATGTTAAAGACAACGTAGAAACTAGACGTACATTAAGAAGATCGCGTCGTCAAAGAAAAACACCATATCGTAAATGTCGTGAAAATCGAAAAAATAATAACAAAGACGATAAATTGCCATCATCAACAAAATCTCGTTGGGATGCTAAATTACGTATACTTAAAAAACTTAAACAAATACTTCCTATTACCGATGTTTCAGTAGAAGATGTTGCTGCAAAAACGATAAAACGTGCGTCTAAATGGAATAATATGTTTTCTCCTTTAGAAACTGGTAAATCGTATTTTTACAAAGCTATCGAAGGTCTAGGTTTAATCGTATTCAAGTGGAAGGGTTACGAGACGCACGAATGGCGTTTACAAGCTGGATATAAGAAAACGTCTGAAAAACTTAAAAATGCGTGGGAAGCGCATAATGTAGATAGTCATTGTTTATGTGAAATGGTTTTAGGTTATTGTATAAAACCAGTAAAGATATTGTGTCTACTATCGTTTTTACAAGTCAATAGACGTAATCTATTTAAACAAACTATTCTTAAACATGGAGCTAGAATACGGTATGGTGGTACAATGTCGTTAGGATTTAAGAAGAATACGTTAGTAAGATATCCTAAGTATGGTTTAAGTTTAGTTGGTGGTAATACGAAAGGTAAGCTATCGTTACATAATATACACAACGGTAGTCGTCTTTGTCAAAACGCAAAATTAAGTGACTTAACGATTGTTAGTTACAATTTAAAATGGGTTTTACAACTGATAGTTCCTAAAGTTGTAAAAGCAGGCTCTTCCCATGACTAAAGTCACGGGTCTCCACCTGCTACTTTGATTAAATTTCTTCGAAAAGGAGCCAAATAATGAGTTTATTAGCTAATGTGCAAATCACCACTGATTCTTCTTCTAGAGTAGGTAAAAGATTAGTTATATCTGGATTAAATGTACATGAGTTAAAGAAAGACATTAGATCTTTTTTTGGTAAGAACATTCCTAATATAAGTACTTCAGGTGTTTCTATGTCTTACCACATTTTTTCTATAGTTGTTAGAAGTGTATTTTTCGGTGGTGCAAACATTTCTTTTGAAGAATTCTTTGTAGTAGAAGTTAAAAAAGTATTTGAATGGTTATATGAAAGATTTAAAAGAAGTGTGTATAAAGAAGTTATTGACCAACTTTCACAGCATCCAAGAATAATTGCTTTAGAAAAACCTATGGAAGAAGTACCTTCTGATATAATGTCTAAATTAAACAACTTAGGTGTAGAACTAAAACCATATCAAAAAGAATTTTTGTATCATTTTTATAATGCAGTACATAAAGTTCATTTAGATGGATTCTTAATGGCATTTGAACAAGGATTAGGTAAAACCTTCACAGCTATTTCTACAGTATATGCAATGGACTTATTTCCATGTATTATTACTGCACCTAAAAGTACTTTAATTTCATGGCAAAATTCAATAACTAGGCTTATACCAAGTAAATTCTTAAAAGAAGAAGTTTTGAATGTAGCTGACAAATTTTATATTTGTAATTATGAAGCTTTAGATAAAGTAACCAATTATATTGTAAGTAAACCAAAAAGTTTAATTGTTGATGAAATACAAAATTTTAGATATTCTAATACAGCCAGAGTTCAAAATGTAAAAGATATCCAAGAAAGATATAATATCAAATATGTGTTAGCTCTTTCTGGAACACCTATTAAAGCTTTAGCTTCTGAGTTTGTACCAGTTATGACTATGTTAGATCCAATGTTTAGAGAGTCAACTATGGCACAAAGAATTTTTACACATTTATACAATACTGGAAAATATGACAATATAGCTTCAGCAGTTTTACAAGAAAGGCTCAAACTGTATATGATTAGAAAAGAAGCTTCAAAAGAATTAAATTTACCAGATAAAAAGAAATACGATATTACTTTACAAATTAAAGATATTAAACCTTTTACGATACCTGTAGCTATGGCAAATATTAGAAACTATGTCAAAAATGGTCTAGAACAAAGAAACAAATCTGATGTAAACAGATTATATGAACAGCTTAATAGATTATTATCCGTATTTCAACAAGTAATTAGATCCCAAGGAATCAGTTATGGTAATGAATATTTAGAAGATTATCTTAAAAAAATAAAAATATTAGAAAAAATGGATCCTATGGGTAATGATAAATATAAAGAACTGATTGGAGAAATAAGAGCAATTGAAAGAGATATGAAGTCAGTTAACAGTGAAATAGGAAAGCAAATTATACAGACACGAAAAGAAATAACTTCATATAGGTTTATCTTATTAGGCAGAGCTATTGGAGAATTCTTTGTAAGAGGTAAAATTAGATTACTTAATGCAGTAGTTAGTGAAAACATAAATAGTTTTAAAAATGTTATTGAAAAGGCTGGTAAAAAAGTTTTAATATTTTCTACTTTTAGAGAACCTTTACACACATTATCAGAACTACTTAAAACTAGTGGTATTGAAAATATGTTAGTGGAAAGTGCTGCTGATTTTAATGCCAACTTTCCTAAGTTTAAAGATAACCCAAATATACGAGTTATGTTGGGTTCAATACAAGCATTAGGAACTGGTACAGATGGATTACAGTATTGCTGTGATACAATTATATTCTTAAACCGACCATTTAGAAGTACTGATTTACAGCAAGCTGAAGCTAGAATTCATAGGCAAGGACAAGATAGTACCTGTCATTTTTATTATATTAACGTTGATCCATCAAATCCTAATGTATTATCACATGAAGAACAGATCAATGAATGGTCTAAACAAATGTTATCTATTGCAGGATTGCAGTAGATTTTTTTATTTTATAAAGGAGTGATTATATGGCTGGAATAATGTTTCCACCGGAGTTACAAACCGCTCAAACTCAAGCTGGATCCAGTGTATCTGCAAAATCTCACAATGCTCAGATAACTACACTTGAGGGTAGAGATCAGTATATATTAGATTTCTTAAGTAAATTTGATGCATTACCTATTGGTAGTATTCTTCCTACTTCAATACAGTATACAGAATCTGGTGTTAATAAAAACATGCCAAATGGTTGGATTTGGGCTGATGGTCGAATTTTAGAGGCAAAAACTTATCCTAAATTGTGGAATTTAATCAGACCTACTATAATGACCTTAGACGAATATGAAGTTTGGGCTAATAACCAAGGTTTTACAAGATCCTCACCAAACAACTTAGATCCTTGTGGTTACTATGTATTAATTGGTGGTAGTAAGGATGATATTAATAGTGCAAGATTCACTGTACCTAATTTAAGAAATATCTTCTTAAGATCTATAGGAAATGCTGGAAGTGGCGACGATACATTATTTGGTAAGTTTGAGATGGATACTGTTAGACCACACTCCCACAATATACCAGCATACCCGGTTAATGGTGCTAATTTAAATAGTGCTAAATCCGATATCGGAATTGCGCTAACAGACAAAATCACACAAAAGTATGCCAATTTAACTGGTAATACTTTTGTTATTAGTGAAAATGAAGTTTCAACTAACAATTCTTTAGGTATTTTAGATCGGGCTGAAACTAAACCAAGAAATATCAGTTATAGATTTATGCTTAAGGTGGAATATACTGATTTTACTATAGCAGCAAATGTTGAAACTGATTCTGATTCAGTTGGTGGATATTATCCTTCTACAACTTCTCCAGTTACTAATGGCAATATCTCAGCAAAAATTTTCCCAATTCCAGATGAAAACGGATTACTTGATCCTAAATGGATCGATACTTCATCATTAACTGAATTGGTTATGACAGAAGCATCTACTCGTATTGAAAATATTGTTTCAGAAGTTGCTGTTCCATTTAGCTCAGTTTCATATGAACCTCAAGCATCATCAATACCAATTTCACAGAATGGTAAGATCAACACCTCTTATCTCAATATAGCTACTAATGATGATATTTTATCTTTATTCTCCTAATAAGGAGGTTTCTCTTTTTAGGAGGTGAATCATCATAGAACTTAAAGATTTAGTTATTTCTATATTACAAAACTCTTATCCTTATAAAGCTGAAATGGCTCATCTGGTTAGTACAGAAGCTAATAAAGCTCTAAATGAAGTTGGTAAAATCGATGGCGGTTATTATATTACTAAAAACCTTTGGCATAAATTTTTAGAAACAGCACATATTACGGAAGACCAAGTAAAACAATTTGGAACTTTTATGCCTGGTGGATATGTTTCTTCAAACACGTATTATAACATGTTATTAATGTACATATTAGTATTTGTAGCTGATGGTAATATAGATAAAACAGTTTATGATGTTAGTAGATACTATACTTCTATAGTTTTATCATATGTTAAAAAGAAATATTTTCCTATTCTCGACAAAAACCTTATGTCATATACTTTAATGAATGCACATGCTGCTACAGTAGCAAAACAAGGTTGGGCTGTGTTTGTAGTTAAGGTTGCAGACGAAACTTTAGAAAAATATATTAATGTGTTTAAAGAAAAAATTTCATTATATGAATACTACAGATATATTGTAGATGTTTATAATAAAGTCAATCAAAGTGTGAAACATTTAGCCAGAAGGTACTATAAAAATGTTGGGAAAGCTGACACAGATGATGTTTCTCAAGATCTTGAAAAGGCTCTTAGTAATATTGATTCAGTTACGATGAACCCAAGATTTATCGAATATATTGCTAGCTTATCTGGAGCTTCTGAAATCGATGTTGAAAATATTTGTGTTGCAATTCATGACCATAATGATGTTGATTCAACTATGCAAAATATTATACTTAGATTCTTAAGACAATATAGGGATAGAGATGGTATTAACAAAGTTGGTATTAGTGTTGCTGTAGGTAGAGGTTTAGTTATGCAACCAATACCTACTTTAGCTGCTAAAACACTTTTAGATATCGGAATTGAACCCGACAGAGAAAAGATAAGAGTTGTTTTGTTTATCGCATTACTTTGTATAATGTACAATTAAAAAGAAAAAGAAACCCCTAGGTATATCCTAAGGGTTTCTTTGTTTTTAGACCTTTCTAATTGCGAATGAAAAGCCGCCCCTATCATAATCATATCTATACTCATGCGTCTTATCACAATTGAACATATTAATCAAATCCTCAAAAATATCCTTGATATAAACTCCGTCATATTTAGCGTTTTCAAATCTATTTGTAGAATCATCTACTACTTTGGCAAAATCAACTTTAAATTTAATTTTTGAATAATATGCAAAATCTGGATGCTCAGAGTTCAAATGAACTAACAGCATCTTTTTAAATACCGGATATAACTTACGTGTAACTTGTTCGTGTTTATCCTCCAATACATTATATTTAGCAATATATTCTTTTAACCGATCTTCAATAGCTTCACTAACTGAATCCTTCGATACCGTCTCATGGTCTAGGTTATCCACATCAAAATCTTCATCAGATTCCAAAATAATCTCAATGCCATCAAGACTAATATTATACCAAATGCGCCAACCATCACTATCTACACAGCTAGTCGTCTTTTTAGATTTTAACGAAGCCTCAACACCCTCATACCGTCCAATAATATAAGTTATAAATTTTTCAAATACCTCATCGGATAAAAACTTATTCAAAAACTTAAACTCTCTGCAAACATCAAACGGTCCACGAACCAAATCAAACCCACCAAATTCATCAGCTAGTGGCTCCAAAATGTCTTGGCCAATAATAACGGTATACTTATAATTATACTTCTCGTTTTTTTCTTTAGTAATCATAATATATTCCTCCCATTATTGTACTTTATTTTCATTAACATACGTAGCAAGATAAATAATCAAGTGTGGCATAAACAAACTAATATCAAATGCTTGAACTTTTGCATAATGCACATATGCATTAAATAGCATATGAAGAGCAAAACACACTAGAAAAGATTCTTTAGTACGATACTTAAAGTGAAGTCTTCCTGTAGACCAGTGCATCATTACAGCCATAAATTTGGCAATAATGAGAGTTACTTTTTGATCTGTAGTAATTACTCCATCACCAATGCACATAATCATAATAGCAGTACTAATAAACTCCAGAACACCAAACAGGTGTGCTTTAAAGTTTGTATCAGAATGATTATGCTTAAACCATTCTTCAAGATATGGAAATACTACAATGAACCCAATCAGATATGGAATAATGCTTTTAGTAGAACCTACCACATACAGCATTACCCACCAGACAAAGCTACTGAAAAGAACAAAACCAATCCATTTCAGAAATTCTTTAGTTTTAGCCCACATGTTATTTATCCCCCTTACTATAGCATTCTAAATACAATCTCCTAGCTTCTTTACTTAACTTTGGAAGTACATTATATTTAATATCCACTTCATCATAATATTCCTGCGCTTCCTTAAATTCTTTTTTAGCTTTAGAAATATTTGCACGCTTTAGACTTAAATTTTCACCACGATCTTTTGTTTTTGTTTTACTACCAATACGACCATATAAACCCATTTTTAATCCTCCCAGAAAGAATCATCCACCCCATATACTTCGTGAATGTTATATCTAAACTGACCATCATCGGTAATCTCATGAATATTTTCTCTAGGGATATCAATATCCTTTTCAAGATGAATATCCAAAAGACCACCAGCACCTGACCATTTATCAAAAAGACCACAGCGAGTATCTTTATTGATATGTACAGGTTCTTTAGAATCCATCATTTCCAGATACTCTCTTAAAGTCATTCTCTTAAGAAATACGAGAGAGTTCATATGACTTGTACAATTATTCAATTCATCATACACACTTTCGAAGAATTTATTTGTAAAATTTTCATCATACACACCTTCGAAGAACTTATTTGTAAGATTTTCATCATTATAAAGATTCTTTTCAAGTTCTTCTTTTGTATATCCTTGAGTTTTAGTCAACCAATACAAACAAAATTCATCTGAAATTGGTTCTTCCTTTATTCCATCATAATGTGGATATACCTGGTTACATCCCAAATCATAATTATAATCACCCGAATCAACGAAAATGTCGATACACACTTTCTGATTTAGATAATGATCATAATCCGGTTTATACCAAAGATTCTCAGCTACCAAGTCCCACACTGTTCTGTAATCTTCTTCATCAATCTCATCGATATCAATTCCTACATCTTTACACATATCTTTCACATCTTCTTCAACACCCCTATAATTATCATTTGGGTTAAACCAATTATACAACTCATCCTTAAAAGCTTCCATATATGTACTGCTTATTTCATCATGCCTTGCCAAAATACAAGACACAAAATGTGAGTTTACAATATCATCATAACTTGGATACACGTCAATTCCGGCTACGCATTTCTCCAAAAGCTGCTTTTTCTGTTCTTCAGTAATCATATTCTACTCCCACTGATTTTCTTCCAGTACAGACAACTTAGAACTGTAAGGATCAATATCAACCTCAAGAGATTCCGGAACAACCAAGCTCCACCACTCAGAACCATCGTAGGATTCTCTTTTCAACCAACATCCATCATTAAAGATAACTTTACACCCCACAAAGATCTCTTCTGAACCATACCCCGAATCGTAAAGCACATCTTTCGCAATTTTTCTAAAAGTTTCCCAAGTTACACACACTGGAAGCTTCAATGTCTTATTGTAAACTACAACGTGATGAACATCCGCTACTGTCTTACCAGATTCTTCAATTTTCTTAATCGTCTCATCAAGAAAATTTCTCAGCATATAAATCTCCTCCTAAATATATTCGTTAGACACTTCCGCATTTTCAAAATCAAGAAGCTTAAATTCTACCATAATCTACCTCCACTGTATGACCCATTTCATCCTCAACCTTTACTGGAGTATACTCAATATCTTCAACCACATTTAAGTCCGATTCATATACTAAATCTTCGGACTTATCTAAAGCCTCTTGTGGTGTGCCTGCCTCAACCATCACATATTTAGAAGACGATATATTATATTTAACATAATAAATCATCAAAATATTACCTCACTTTCTTCAATAATATCAATTCCCTCTAGTTCAATTCTACTCTTATTATATCCATGAATATAAAGGAAATATTCCGCTGTTTCAACACAATCAAACTTCATAGGTTCCTGGTTTTCATCAAGAACATACTCATGACCATTTAGACCAATTCCGTTAATAGGACGACCAATTACTACCATTCTTTATCCTCTCCTTCCAGCAAGCTCATATAATCATCTACATAATTATGGATATTTTCCATTACTTCTTTTACAGTTTTACACCGATAATCACACCCTGAGCTATTATCTGAGGCTATATACACATGCATCTTCTGTTCAGAATCCCTATACACCTCTACACTAAAGTTAAAAAATTTGCTTTCAGACATCTTAATCCTCCACAGTAGTTCTAATTGTTTTAATCGCCCATTTATTTTTACCCCAAAACTTTTTATGCTCATTAACCCATTTATTAAGCTCCAAAAGTGACAGATCTGGGGGGAGCAAATTTCCATTATCAAGAACAATACTACACCAAATTCTCAAAGCCTCCTCTGCCATAAGTTTAGTCTGCCTATCAGACTTTCCACATGTTACACATCCACGACATGCGGGAAATGTTACTGAAATGCCATCTTCACCATATACAAAAATACAATTATATTTAATCTGTCTTTTCATTTTCAAACTCCTCCCATTTAAGTGTAATTTCAACCAGTTCACTAGTTCCATATACTTGAATATCAACATCTCTATAAAAACCATTATCAAGTAATTTTATTTTAGACGAAGTAGTATATGTTTTATCTTCATCAATATAATCTACATTATGCTGCCTATATACTGCAAGAATTCCATCGAGATGCATCATTAAAAACTTTACTTGTAGTGGTTCAAATTTATCAATTAAAATCGCCACTTCTGGTTCATAATACACTTCTTTTCCATCGGCAGAAACAATCTGTACCAAGTTACTTGACAAGTTTACATCAATTTTTGGTACTTCGTTAAAAGCCATGTCAATTACACATGTTTTTCTAATTTCAAACATTCCTATACTCACTCCTCCAAATCATCTAAAGAACCAAAATCCTCCATATCTGCCTCAACAGACTCCAACTTAACATTACCGCTTTCAAGTTCAGAATCTAGTTTTTGATATGCTAAAGTTTTTGCTTCCTGTTCCTCCTCCGCTTCCACTTCAACCTCAACATATCCAGATACCGAAAATATTGCAACATATTTAGTTTTCATCATCTTTAACCTCTCTAATATCTTCAGCATCAAATTCCAATTTCTGGATTCCATATAGCTCACCAAAATTTACATTTGGAAGCTTTTCCTCAGACTTTTCCATAGCTTCACATTCGTTAGCAGCTTCAACTTCAATATCCTGGTATCCCTCGATCAAATACGTTACAATATACTTTGCCATGTTACTTTTCCTCCTTTACAAATTCGTGTCTACCATATCCATAACTTACTTTATTATATTCAAATACTTTACTCTCAAAGTCATTAAAATCAATAATATCTACAAATTTCTTACCCTCCTCATCAAAAATTTCGATACCAATATCAATAGTTTCATTTTCCTCAAGTCCTTCAATAAACTTCTTGCACATTTTTAGAACTTGATCCCAACTCGTACAAATTTCTTCATCATAATCAACTGACTCACCAAGAGTACCAAAATATTTTGCGTATACTTTAATGCTAAACATTTATTCATTCCCCCGATCAAACACATTCTCCCAAATATATCTTACCCAAAGTAGATCATATTCTCTCTTTTCCAGCACAATAGTAATTTTCAAAACTGAATCATCTTCTGCTGACTTACTAATATCTACTTCAAAATCTTCAGTATAGCTGCTTGATTTCATTTGTTTACTAAGACCAAGAGTATACATCAAAAGATTTGTAGTAATTTCATCACCTAAGTATTCCGTCAAAAAACTGATTTCCTCATTGAATGCATTATCCCAAACAACACCGCGTCTCGTACTAATACCATACTCAAGGTCATTTACACACATATCTACAATCACTTCTTCTGTTGTTCTTTTCAGATACATAGCTATTACCTCCTAAAAGATAAAAAAGATAGAGGAGCATCATAGAGATGCCCCTCTTATTTCATTTATTTTCCACTATTCATTTTTCTATACAACTTACGCGCTTCTTCAAGCTCCACAACAGCTTTTGCCAGTTCATGCTTGGCTTCCCCAAACATGTTCTTTTCCAGCATGTCCCTGGCTTTCATTGCACAAGAACTTGCAATATCCAGGTGAAGGTCAATGACCAAATTATCGCCAAGAAGTTTATCCGACATCGTATTTACCTCCAATTATGCAATCAATTTAAATAACACAAAAATTACTTTTCTTCCTCATTTACACTATAAAACGTCAAATCATATTTATCAAACAACTTAACACCATACTTCTCTACGCACCCCTTCGGTGTAATTCGCATCTCATCGGATACAATCTCATAATCGATATGGTTCTTATTTTCAGAACTAAAATTGATCATTCTAAATACTTTAGTTGCATAATTAATAACCAAGGCCTGGAACTTCAAAGAACTACTAATCTCATCATCTTTGATAATTCCACCAATTGGAAGAATATTGCACTGGTCAGGAGTAAGATCCAACTGCGGATTCAACAGTGCAAAATAAGTTTCCAGTTTCAAAATATCATGAGGAAGCATAAAAGGAAACTCCATAATCACATAATGCTTAATAGGCTCATCATCAATCTCTTTATTACTCTCCAGAATTTTTTCTTTCACATATTTCATCTTATCGCTATCCTCAAAAAGGTCCACCTTATTGTCTTCAACAGACATATAAGTAGTTGGCCTAAAACTATTATCTTCCTTAAATACAAATGCTACCCTCACAATTTTATCATTTTCAAACATTTCTTTTTCTGCTTTTTTAAGTTCCGTGATCATATCGTCAACAGTATTTTCCATATTCTTCTCATTATCTTTTTTATTGTTGTGATTTTTAAAGAAATCCATAAGACTCATATCCTTTACCTCCTAACATACATACCAATCAATTACTGCGAGCAGTTTTTCTTCATCGGTCTTTGGTTTTCTTGTGCTCACATCAATAAAATCATTTTCCTCATAATAATCCAAATAAATACGAGGGCCCTTAGTACTCTTATAAACTTCATTATCCTCAAAGAACTCATCAATAATCTTTCTAATCTCTTGTGCCACATTAAACCAATTGGTGGGGACTAAACACTTTGAATTTTCTCCCTCGCCAAATTTATGAAGTTTATATTGAACTCTACCTGCTTTCAAAATATCCTTCACAAAGCTATTAATCTCCGTATAATTGATAAACCTATTGTAAGAATTACGTCGTTCACGTAGTTTCACTTCAAACGCAAATTCTGCCATCTTAAAAGACCTCCTTAGTCATCGTCCTTAAACGGACTTACCTTGTACCCCATAATCAACAGGAAAAACCCCATTACTGCAAAGAACATAAAAGGAATTACCTGTTTAAGAAATACCCCAAAATACACACAGCTAAAAATACTCATAATTCCGAAACATCCATAAATCATAGTCAAATAAAAACTCATTAGTCATCCTCCTCCATATCACACACTTGCTTAAAAAATGCCACTACCGATACTACTGCAATCATCATACTAATCGCTACCGAAATCCAACTAGCAAACAGAAATGATACCAGCATAAGCGTAACCGACACAGCACAAATTGAGCCAAGGCACACCAGAGAAACAACATCCTTATTCATTTGCATACATATACCTCCTACATTTCGAAACAAGGTTTATCTTCATCAGTTACTTCATAACCTTCTTCTTCCAAATAAGCTACCACATTGTCCATGCATTCTTGCGCTCTTTCAGAATTATGCAAATCCCCCGCATCCTTCAATCGTTCACGCAATTCATACAAACCCTGATAAATATCCAGTAGTTTCATAAGTGCATTTAAATCTGACCTCTTCATTACAAACCCCTCCTTAAATTTCTTCCCATCTAATATCATCCACATCAAGTTCTATGGGGCAATAATTACCATACACATCCCTTACATAGATTTGATAATACATCTCTTCGCCTTTTTCTTTCTTTAGCTGTTTAATTGATGACACCAATTCAGGAAAAGTATCAATCTTTGTTTCTTTCAATTCAATTACCGAATTATATTCAATAAAGAACTCCATACACATTCACCTCTTGATTTCAATGTTTTTACTTTTCCCACACAAAATTCCCATCTTGATCTTCTACAATAATAGGCTCCCCGTCTATATATTCATCTGGGAGTACTCCAAAATCCGCTAAACAGTATTTGTCTTCGGCTTTGTCTAAAGCTTCCTCTAAATCTTTTGCAAGAACTTTTGCCACATAACGACCCTCAATACGATAAGTTACATAAAACTCTTTTTCTTCATCCATTCATTATAAAAACCTCCTTAAAATAAACAGATTAACTAAATGAACAATAACATAATATATATACAAAAATTGACTTACTAAAAAGTTTGAACAAATAAAGAGAAATCTATATTGGAGGTGTAAAATAAAAATAATCTACCGCGAACTTATTCATTACCTCTTTGATAGAAGTATAAATTTCTTTGATATTCATTTTAATATAGACCTTAATTATATGCATTGTAAATGCACAAATTATATTATGGATAGCTATGGAAATATTGATGAAGAACTTTCTAAAGATTTCACTAAGCATGCTGGATGCTGGTGTGGTATGAAACACATCATTTATTTAAGGCCTAAAGTTTTTAAATATAGATGCAAAGGGCATACCCCTAAAGAAAGAAATAAGTACATAGTTAAAATTATTTCACACGAATTAGGTCATGAACTATATAACAATCACTGTTATAAGTTAAGTGATTTAAATGTACCTATAATTAAAACTGACTATGCTACTTCATATAAAAAATATGATAAAGAGTTATATAAAGAGGAATTGTATGCGGATTCTATTGGCCTGTATGTAGCATCCAAACTTTACCCCGATACTGAAAATATTATGCTTAGTAAAGATTTATACAGAGAAGGAGTGAATTACTTTGGAAAGTACAATAAAATACTCATTGACTATTAAGGATAAGTTTAATACCAATAAGTTAGACCTATCTATCAAAGACGGACTTACTGTTAATGATTTATTATATATTAAAGTTTATTCTAATGAAAACAAAGTAAGATTCTTTCCACTGTTATATTCTGATATTACTGAATGTGATGAATGTATAGGTGTAGATGATCTTAACAAAGATACATTTACAACTAATTTTATAATTAATAATACTTTATTTATTGTAGAAAGAAGAGGTGAGAAAGTTGAAATATAAACTTAAACCTCTATTAGAAAGCGCATATAAAGATACTGAATGGTTAAGTTCTGTATTTAGAAAAGTAAAGCATTTTTACAAAGAAGACCTTGGTGTTGATTTAGGTTATATGAAGTTAAAATTTACTAACAAATGTTATAATGAAGATGGTACAATTAAAACAGATGCACCAAATAACCGACCAGAAAAGGGTGCTGGTGATTGGACTGAAAAACACATTATTTATATTAGACCAAATCAAATTAATATTGAAACACAGCATATGGATGATTTGAACAAAAGTAGATTTGCTGCACAAGTGATGGCACATGAATTAGCACACGAATGCTTGCACAACAAGTTACTTAGTTTAAGAGAAAAAGGAATTCCCTTAAGAAAAACTAAGTATGTCAAATCATTTAAGCAAGGATCTGACGAATACAAAGAAGAATTGTATGCAGATTCTGTAGGAAATTATGTAGCACAAAACTTATTTAAATAATTTTAAAAGGAGTTTGATAAACAAAATGATTATTTATCGTTCAACTGAAGATCCCAATAAGACTATTAGAATGTATGATCTTAAGAAGATGTATCCGAACATCTCTTTCCCAAAGGAAGTTACTAATGAGCAATTAGGTTTTCTTAATATTCCTTATACTGCTGAAGAGTATGTTCCCCCTACTCCACCCGAGCCAACTCTTGCTCAAGTTAAAGTTGAAAAGGCTAAAGCCATTCAGGATAGATCAAATATCCTTATGAGACAAATAAGTGACGGTTATTCGGATGGTGAAATTAAGACATTTGAGCAACAGAACTTAGGTGCTCTGGATATCCTTAGTGGTAACTTTAATACAGAAAATGCTATCTTTGTTATTGCTTTACTTAAAGTTAGACTTAATAAAGCTGAGCCTACTGCTGAAGAAATCACTGAGTTTGCCAATAAGATCAGAACCAACTATAACAATGCTTCTGCGTATACTTCATTAGTTGTTGGTACACAGCAGCATCTTGAGCTCTTAGTCAGAGAGGCTGAGACTAAGGAAGACGTTGATGCTATTGATGCTAATTTTGCTCCGGTTGCTCCAACAGCTGAAGAAGAGCCAGAAGAAAACGCTGATCCTGTAAAGAATTAATATATCATATATAAAAGAAGCCGCTTTTATAGCGGCTTCTTTTTAAGTTATTTTTGAACAAATAAAGAACATATTCACTCTATAAAGGACGGTGAGATTATGGCAATTAATAGCGTTTGGGCAGATGTACCTATTGTAAAAGGTAGTGATATATACGGTATTGGTGCTGATTATATTACAGCCCAAACTAATACTGAGCAGAATGAAGCTCTCCAATCAAGAGACTTATATTTATTAAATAAATTTAAAGAGTATTACACACAAAATGAAATTGACAACCTTTTTAGCACATATACCACTAACTTAGATTGGAAAGAATCTGTAGATACCTATGAAGATATTTTACGTATTTACGACACTACTTTAAAATGGAAAGATGATGTTGAAAGCTATGGAGACTTATTTACAGTATATCCAAATCCAGAAGATGGTTGGACTGTTAATGTAAAAAATGTTAGAGATAGGTATACTTTTGTATTTGACGAAGCTAAAAATATTACTTCTATAAAAGTTTCAGGAGTTATATTTAATGGGGATTCATCAGTATCTTTAGACAATAATTCAAATGAACTGATTATGAATGGCATAGGACTTAATGGTGATACAGCTAATTCAGAAATTGTTTATGGCAATTGGAAAGAAATAAATTTAAGTGATTATATAGATACTACTCAATTTATTTCTATGGGTGAGATGTCTTATTATGAAGATATATTAAGTACTTACCCTGTACCTAAAGATAAATGGATAGTTGATATACTCAATTCTAACAATAACTATACTTACACATATAGTTCAGATCATCATAAATGGTTAAGAGTTGGTCAAAAAGCTTTACCTGAAGATGGTTGGGTTGTTAATACTAAAGATACTAATTATACCTATAGATACGATGAAGAATTAAATAAATGGATTGCCATAAGTGCTAATGCTATACCATTAGCTACTAAAGATGTCGATGGATTATTAAGTAAAGAAGATTACACATATATTAGACAAATTGAATCCGATATAATTCCATTGATTTATTTAAGAATGAATCAAATGGAAGAACGTGCTTTACCTCTTGGCTCTATTGTACCTTATGTTAATGAGGATAATACACCTCCTGTTGGTTTTGTATTTGCTGAAGGTGGTCTTTATAATAGAACAGAATATCCTGATATGTGGGAAAAACTTTGTAAGGTAGTCGATGGTCAAGTTATTTATGATTATACTGTTGATGATTCAGATAGAGACCATTTTCCTGGAAAATTTACAAAAGGTGATGGAGAAACTACTTTTAGAGTTCCTGACCTTAGAGGATGTTTTTTAAGAGGTTTTGATGCAGGTAAAGGTGTTGATAGCGATGAAGAACGCGAAGTAGGTACTTTTCAAAATGATGCTATTGCAGAGCATAGTCATAAAGTAGATGTTACAGGCGTTGGCTCTGTTGATGATGCAGAACTTGATAATACAAATGATAAGTTAACTCTTGCAGGTACTACTCAAAATGAGTATGCTAAAAAAGCAGTTCTTTCTCTTTATGATTCAAGAGAAGCTGAAACTAGACCAAAGAATATAGCATTTAGATTTATTATTAAAATGGTGCCTACAGAAAAATTACCTTTAACTGTAGATCCAAATAATATGCCATCTATTGTAATACCTATTGATGCAGATACCTTAAATGGGCATAGGTCTTCTTTATCTGCTGCTCCAGGTACAATTCCTGTTGCAAATGAACAGGGTAAATTAGACAATTCTTGGTTTAATATAGATCTTATTTTAGAAGATATTTATGTTAGAAGAACTGAAACATCTGCTTACCCAGATTCTAAAAAAATTCCAATTTCAAACAGTGAAAACAACTTAGATGACTGGTTAAGTATAGTTTCTGAAGATGATGTTGATAGATGGATTTATTATATCAATAATGTTGATTATAATTTTAATATTAACTCTTATGATGATAGTAAAGATATTAATAAATACTTTGTTACAAAGAAAAAATTTATTAAATTCTTAGAAGGTTTACGTACATTTATTCATTCCTTTAAACAAGTATATACTACTGAAGATGTTGAACCAACTAATGACCGTGGATATATTTCTAATGCTGAACGATTAAAGTATTCAGATAAATATACTAAAAATGAAACTTACGATTTACTCTATAATTTCTTACAAAACTATATTCCTTTAACTGAAGCTTCTTTAGTTCCAGGACCTAATAAGATCCCTATGGCTGATGAAGACGGTATGCTGGATTCTAGATGGTTAACAGAAGTACTTACAAATAAACTTGGTAAAGATTCAAATACTGGGTATGCTGAAGTTGCTGAACACGAAATAGTTATTAAATCTGGAACACCAACTTTAGATAATGCTACTTCTGGTAATGTAACTATTGAAGGTGGTGGAACTGTTGATGTTTCGGGTCCTGCTCCAGCTAAAACTATTATTTCAGCATATGATTCTGTCGAGAATAGAGGCGGAAATGTCCAAATTTATGCAGGTTCTGGTGGTACAAGCCCATCTTCTATTGGCGGTTCTGTAATTATTCAATCAGGGTCAGGTATAGCCTATGATGGTACTATTGATTTAAATAATATTAAAGTAGATAAAAATAACACTATTTACACTAATGCAAGACCTATTACAATTAAACAAAATGATAATGGAATTAGTACAAACTCTTTAGAAATTAGTTCTACAGGTTTGTCGTATGTCCATGATAATTTAGTGAATGATAGTGATGATTATAGATTTACTTTAAATAACGATGGTACAGTTGAAACAAATAAGCCTAATATAGCTAATGGTTTAGCTATACTGAATAATAACGCTTTAGTACCCTTTGAAAATCTACCAACTACAGTTAAAGTTAATAATTTAGGTGACCTTGTAAGAGAACAAAGTATATACACTTCTTCAGGTAACGTTATAGTCGGTAATATTGCCCAAAACAGTAATTTAACTATTTCTGATTATACTCCAGAAGATGAATCTAAAGAACTAACATTTATACTTAACTGTAAAGGTCCTTATAGAATAAATTGGCCTGTTAATGTAAACTGGATTGGAGAACAGAAACCCGAAATATCCTATGGAGAAACAGCGGTTATAAAGTTATTTAGAATTGGTAGCGGCGAATGGACTGGTTGGAAAATAGGAGATGGCAGTAGTTCTTCAGAGGTTACTGAAGAAGTATTAATTAATAATACAGAAGTTCCTCCTGAAGAATTTGAAGGTAAGATCCATATTTGGATTGAAGAGGAGCCAGAAGAACCTGAAGAGCCAGAAATACCCCAATTAGATCCATCAATTAGTCTTTCTGGTTTAACTTTAAACAGTGATTCATCTAATACTATGACAACTGATTCAAATAAAATTATATTAACTGATACTAACTTTAATAAATAGAAGGTGGTAGTTGTATGGGTACACTTAGACATATAACTGATTATATACTACCACCAGTATTAGATTGCTTAGAAGAACAACAAAAAAATAGAGTTAAGTTAAATAACGAAAGACTTGTACCTTCTTCAGAAGGATATTTTGAAGACCCTGAAACCCCAGAAGTAACTTATCCAGATGTGATATTTATAGATGATATCCAAGATGACGATTATAGTTATACTATGGCATATAATGCTAAAGTTGGTACTGTAATGCCAATATTAGAATCTAATTATAGTAGATTTAAGGATGAATGGTTGATATGTAATGGTAAAGATTATTATTTTAAATGGGAATATCCTATGCTATATAACAAGATTAAAAATATCTTCTATAACGAAAATGCTATTGGTGATGAAATACCTTTGTATACAAAAGAGTTTTGCTTACCAAAGATTAAGTCACAAAAACTTAATAGTGAATCTGATGAAAAAGTTATTTGGATAATTAAATCTGGAAGAAGAGAACAAGGAAATTATTACGATAAAGATGATGATCTTACATAAAAAGAAGAGAGCCCAACGGCTCTCTTCTTTTTTTTATTATTTCAATAAAATATAGCACAAAGACTTATCATTATTCTCTTCTTCAACACTAATAATTATACCATTATAATCTGAATCAAACAACTTATCCCACACTTTAAATATACCTCTTTCATAATCAACTACAACTTTTTTACCAATTAAATTTCCAGTACCTCCAACCCAACAATACTTTCTTCCACAAATAGCAATTGGTATTTTAGAAGTATTACCAATAACTCCGCCAAGTATCGCTGCTGGATTTAAAGAAACAACTCCAACATACTCTACTGGTTTAATTGAAGATTCAGTCAATAAGGGTCTTACTAAACCATCAATACAAATACCCACTAAATCTCCATCGTTATATACACACTCATTGTCTGCATCAAAAAGTTCAGCGATATCATTGTTTGAAATCATAATTATAAACACACCTTTCTTATTTAGGGGTTACTGTTACTTTCCCATTAGACCTGGTTATATTGTAATTTTCAATAGCATCAAACTGCGATGCTCTTGAGGACCACTTAGTTGATGTTTTAAACGTATTAAGTAATGCTGACGGAACTAAAATCTTACAAGTAGTATTAAGACCACAACTAGAACCTATATTCTTAAATTTAAAAATTGGAGATCCAATAATTAGATATTCTAATAAATTACATCCATTAAACATATTATATGTAGTCTCAAGATAGCTAGTATCCCAATTAGAAACATCTAATGTAGTTAATGAACTACAATTATAAAACATATAGCTCATATACATAACATTACTAGTATCCCAATTGGATAAATCTAACGTTATCAATGAACTGCAACCTTCAAATAAGCAGTTCATATCAAGAACATATGTAGTATCCCAATTAGATACGTCTAATGAAGTTAATGAACGACACCCATCAAACATATATGTCATACTAGTAACCTGACTAGTATCCCAATTAGAAACATCTAATGTAGTTAATGAACTACAATTATAAAACATGTTACCCATACCGGTCCCTCTAACGGAATTTAAATAATCAATTCCATCTTGATCTAACTCAGTCATGGTGCTATATGTTTTAGGATAAGTTTTGTGAGCCCAATCATGAAGATCTACTAAAGGTTTGCTATCTGCAATAGCATAAGTTATTCCATTACTTTTCTTTTTATATCTTAACTTCGTAGCAAATGGATCTGTAATAGGAACTAAGTCAAAATAATATGTACGACTGTCCCACCCGCTACCTTTTTGAATACAACCATACCCTTTCTTATTACTATCAGATCTGCAATGATATATACTATCATATAACGTTAATTCTTGGTCTTTAAATTTAAGTTTCATTAATCTTCCACCCAGAACTCGTCACCATTAGGAAATACTAAATGACCAGCACTATTAAAAACTGAAGAACTAGATACAGATAATGTACCGTTAGTAATTGTAAGCCCTGAACCAACTTTAATGCCGCCTAAAGTCGTTGCTGAGGCAGTAGGTAACGAATATGCATTAGCTCCAGCAGCAATTCCATCTAACTTCGATTTATCTGAAGTAGACATTAGTCCAGCCGCAGATGTTGTAGCATTACTATAAGTAGTATCTTTAGCACTTAAAATACCGTTATCATCTATACTTAAATTAGACCCTACTTTAATACCACCTAATTTAGATGAACTTGCTATTGGCAAGGTATATAAATTTGCTCCCGACTCAATACTATCTAACTTAACTTTATCTTCTGGAGACATTAATCCTGACGCTGTAGCAGTAACATCCGCATAAGCCTGAGCATCAGCAGATAAAACTCCATCAGCATCAATACTTAAATTAGTTCCTACTTTAATACCGCCAAGAACACTTGCAGTTGCCTTAGGCAATGTATATGTAAAATTATTAGCATTTTCAGAAATTGTATCAAGTTTGGCTTTATCAGCTGCTGACATAAGACCTGATATAGCGGAAGTTGCATTAATATAAACAGTATCTTTAGCTGACAATACTCCATTATTATCTATACTTAAATTAGTCCCTACTTTAACACCACCTAAAGTAGAACTATTAGCTATTGGAAGAGTATAGGTGTATGCATTAGCATTAGCCTCAATAGTATCTAACTTAGCCTTATCTTCAGCAGACATAAGACCTGCTTTAGCTGGTGTAGCATCAGTATATGTAGTATCTTTAGTAACAAGAGTATTCTGTGAACCATCACCTTTTGTAACAGTAATACTTTGTCCATCAATACTTAATTCCTTAATATAGCCATCACTAATCCTATCAATTTTAGATGCTAAATTTGATGTAAGAGCATTAGTTATATCAGCATTATTATTTAACGCATCAGCTAATTCTTTTAAAGTATCTAATTGTTCTGGAGCACCATTTACTAAATTATCAATAGCAATCTGTACAAATTCTGTTGTAGCAACTTGGTTGTTATTCGTGCCAACATCAGCTGTAGGTGCTGTAGGAATACCGGTTAATGCTGGAGATTCCTTAGTCGCATAATCAACAAATGAAACATCCGTAGAAGTAATTACACCATCTTTAATATAAACTGGGACTGTTTCTGACCCTACGGTAGCATTAGAAGCTGTAATAACTCCATTTTCATTTGTATAAACAGGTGTAACATCAGACCCAATTGAAACTGGAACATTAGCTTTAACATATGCGGTTGTTGCAACCTTATCAGAATTATCTGTACTTTCTGGATTTGGTGCTGTCGGAGTACCTGTAAAATGAGGAGAAGCTAATTTAGCATAAACACTATCATAAGGAGTTCCACGCTCATCTAAAGTTAAGACATTTATACCATTTATATTAAATTTATATTCCTTACTTCTTGAAATATCAAAAACAGTATTTCCAAGTCTATCTGTACTAATCGTAAGATCTCCAGCAGTTAATCCAGCTGAAGTTACTGTTCCAGGAAAACTCGTATTTCCATCAGAATCAAGAAGTGCAGCCCTTCTAACTAAAGTATTAAACGTATTACCACGATACTGCGACACATAAATCGCTTCAGAAGTAGGACTATCAGCATTATCACCTGTGGCAATTTCTAAGAAACCTCTATCACTTGCAACTGATCCGGCACCCATTCTCCACATATCACTAAACGCCATAAGACCTGTTACTTGACTATAAATAACTTCCCCTCTTGGGTTTTCAGATGTGGAAGCAGTAGAATAAGGTCCTTCATTTCCATAAGCTAAAGTAACCGGACCATTTATCCTAAGTCCACTATGAAATTCTGTACCATCTTCAACATTTTTTATAAATACCAATTTACTCTGATCAGCAATCTTAGT